ACTATTTCTTTTTCTCACGCCCAGCGTTATTACGGAAGGACTCATCGTCCTGCCTCATAATAAGTGGAAACGTCGTCTTGCACTCATACGGACCGGGATTGCACCGGATTTAGCCGCCTGAACTTCGCGCCAGGTACGGGAAAATTTCACTATTAGGTAGCCACTCTCCGGGTGGCATTTAGACCGTGCGTTAGGGAACTATTTCTTTTTCTCCTTCTTCAATTCTTTCTTAACTTCACTTTTGGCAGCTGCACGGGCTGCCGATTTGGCTGTCTGTTTCGCAGCGGCTTTTTGTACTCTCATCTCACGCTCGAGTTGTCTTTCAGTGGCTTCTTTCTTGATATAGTTGTTGGCATACTCCCCGGCTGCGTTAACAGCCATACCCAACATGGGGTTGAGAGCAGAGGCTACTGGCTGAGCGTACTTGGCGACGGTCGAGACAGCCTCGGCGAACCATTCGCCAAGACCGTTCCAATCAGCTGGCACCGCTACGGGCATCTCAGTAAGTATCTGGCTATACAAAGATAGAGCTCTAGGGTCAAAGACTGCGGATGGCGTCGCCAGGACGACCATCTGCTTCTCAGAGGGTGAGGGAAAAGTCTCCACAACGGCATTGAGCTGCAGTGTGAAAGTGGACTCGGCCGCTAGACCGGTCAACATGAAACCAAGGGTGTGGAAGGGGAGCATCTTGCAGGTTCTATTATAGAATCTCAGAGTGTTTGGGGAAGGGGCTGAAATTGGCGAAGCTATGTACAGATCCGTCGTATTGTCTCCAAAAACATCATCAACATCAGCCACACATTCAATCGTGGGCGTCAAATAGTTGACAGGTGTTATCGGATTTCTTTCACCACACATCGGAGAAACCATGTATACGCCTCTCTTGGCGGGCCATTGAACTGACCCTGAAAGCAGCATGGCCTCAGCTGTTGAGCTGGGTGGATGTCTGAGTCTTTTGTTTGCGAAAGTGTACTCGGCCGATCCATCTGATAAAGAACCAGGGATGGCTGTATAAGAATCAGGCAAAGCCAAGTTGGTTTCAGGCTGTCGCCACGCCGTGAGGGTACCCTGTTGATGCAAGGCATTCGTCACGTCGTGGATTTCGACACCAAGACTGAGGACTCTGGTAGCACCTTTAAGATACTCCGGGTCAATTTGGACATACGTAGAAGGATAACTGAGGTTGAAAGGACTTCCTGAGGGCACGAAGAAAATCTGGAGCGCACCCAGGATCGGGGTATCGCCAACTTTACTGGTCAATAAGTTGTTGATCCTTGTCATCCTCTGGAAAGGTACTGAGGTTGCCAGGGGCCATAATACAACATAAATGTCATGGACAGTTGACGTGGTCGCATTCAACGCATCAAATTGGATTGTTTGCTTAATCTGACTCACGACTGATGGGCCGACCTCCTCGTCAGGGAAGCCAACCAATCTTTTCAAGGGCCTGTCGTGCATCGGGTCGATCGCCGCGATGAGCCAGTCCCTGCCTTCATCAGAAATATCTTTCAGATTAACCAAACGGTTGAGGAGCTGTTCTCCCCGGGTCACTCGATCACGAGCCTCTCCGCCATTGGTGGCAGAGTCATAATTACCTGTTGTAATCATACTATAAGTATGGTAACTGGTGGAGATGTCGGGATCAAGACATATATATAGTAATATAAATGAAATAAATAAATAACAACAAATGCAAAATTTTGTAAATACCGGATAAATATCAAAATATAAAGAGCAGAAATGAAAAATGAATATACAAAAATATAACCAGTCAGAGTCGGCTAGTCATTGACCCGCGATGATGGCCTTTCTCAGGCATTTGACACGCCTAAACAATCTGGGATCATAATGCTTGACCCAGGTGAGAAAGGATGGATTGCGCCATTCCACAGGGACCTGTTCATTGGCCCCGTAGACTACATCGTGGATCCATAACACCCACGAATCTGAAAGATCAGGTTCCTCGTAAAACTGCCATGGCTGGTTGGCTACATACCGCCAACTATCATATTGCTTCTGGGTAAAGATGGGAACACAAGGTGTACAGGGTCCCAACTCTATCACGCTGAACTGTTCTTCCAGCTGAATTTGCTGGTCTATTGTAATACCATACAAACGTTCCACTAGTAGTCGGGTGGCTATAGGCGGTGGTTGAACTATGAGCTCAGACTCAACGATCCGTCTGAACTTGTCCCTTTCCCACGCATCCATGCCGAAGATTATTGAGAGGCGCACATTGACACCCTTCAACAATCCTAGCAACCTTCTCACTAGTGACCACAAAATCGGATTTCTTCCATATTGGTAGCCGACACTCAACACCTTCGCCTTCAACAGTTGGCTAAGCATCGCTTCACCTGCACCAAGATACTTCCTACTGGTCCAACCCAGTGTTAGAAGCACCTTGCGTGGATCAGTCACCACTATGAAATCATCAGGATCAAAAACATTGCCGCAGAAACTTGCATCCCCTATGGAGTCAAAACACTCGATCTTCACCTCCCATCCCAAGTCGAGGAATTGTTCCGCCGTCGGTACCGACGTTAATGGTTCGGCGATGAATAAACCATCATCACCTTCAACAAACAATTCATAATTCAAACAACCGTTCCTCTCCAAAAAGAAAACGATGGTTCGCTCGTTGTGGTAGGTGTTACCGTAAGAAGTGTTCATCTCCCCAGAGCAACGCAATGCAACAAAAACAAAGCAACCGAAACCCCTCATCTGAGCCACATTCTTGCCACTGAGCACCTTATCGAAAAAGGCTTTCAGCAGTTTGATCAGTGGGTGGTTCTGGAGAAGGTACCACATAGATAAACCTTCTATTTCCATGAGCCACCCTTTGAAGTGGGCCTCAAATGAGGTGAAGTCAGTTCCCCAGTAGACTCTATCAGTAGCGTACATGGTGTCGTATATCAAACGCGCGCGATCAGCAACGGGAACAGTCTTAATCACGTGTTTTGATCGGGTTAGTCTCTCCATGGCCATATCACAAAGCGGTCCAAAAAATGCTTTGCTTCGGTCACAACGAGCGTTAATCCACCTAGAAGCCTTTTCGGTATCATAAAACTCGTCTTTAATAAAACTCAACACCTCTGCAAACTCCCTCAAGAATTCTACATCATCGAAATGAAAACCCTCCAAATCATTCTTCTCCATGGCCTCGCGAATCTGAGCCCTGCGCTCTTCGGATATGTCGAGATTATCCAACCAGTCCCATTGGTCCCTGAACTCATCGGGGCTGACCGGTTCAAAATGCTTCTCATCATATCGTTGGCAGAACTGGAGGTACTCGTTACGCAACCGTTCACTAGGAACAGACTTAGGGGCGCCCATTCTCTTAATAGCCCCAACAGCTATAGTAAATGGATCCTTATGGTCTGGCTTCACGTAACAAGCGCCTTCAATCAAGAAAGGCAGATTGCGACTGACATTGGTGGCGTTCCCCGCGACATCCTCAGCGACAGTCTTTGGTCTGGACAACTTGACATCATCCTTGCACCCACGAACAGGGTAAGGTTCAACGTCAGTCATCCGATAGCCCCGCATCCAAAAGGATGCGGGGCCTATCAGTTTAAAGACTCTGTCTGGGTGTGCAACACCCCGGAGATCATGCAAGTAGCAACCCACACATGTATACCCAAATAGTTCATCCCCAAGTGCATAAGGTCTACACGAGTGGAACATCCTAGAGAGTTTTGAATTGTGCTGGTCACCGCCTTGCGAACTGAATCGTTGGTACGTAGACATGTACGACGATTCAGTCCACATCTCACAACCTGCTCGTTGAGAAGCAGACCTCCGTGGTGGTGGTATTCCTTACCAATCAGGTATTCGGAGCGAATTAGTGCATGTGGAATCTCAAAAGGCTCAAGCTCGAAGGTGCGGAATCTGCTATCAAAGCGCATAGGCAGAAGGCACCTTCTCGACCTGGTTTTGTAATCCTCGAAGCTCAACTGACCGGAACCCATGGCAACAAATACTAGGTTATAGAAGGCTAACGCTCCTCCTATATGCTCACTGTACTTCTTGTCAAAACTAGGGCGATCATCATCGGTTAGTTCCGTCAGGGCTTCTAACATGCGAACCTCAAAATCAGCTAACCTCCGCAGCATCTCATCAGTGTCGCAGCCCAAGAGCCGTAACATTGATTCAGCAAAGAGATTAAGAGCACTGTGCGAAGTACCGCATAGGATCAACATGTCCTCCAGTGTTCCTCTCTCCACCAACAAGGTGCTGCAGAAAATTCTATCCAAAGTGATCTGGCGCTGTCGGGCTACTACCAGTGTCCGTACAGGGTCGCCCCGCAGGTAAGCTTGGACTTTCAGATGAGGAGCAAAGAAGTCTAGGTCCCCCTCAGGACCTTCTTCATACCCTATGGCCTCCTTAAAAGCATCCCAAAGCCCCCACTTCGCTTTGTACTGAAGTGGATCCAGATATAACTGGTTAACTGCAGATTGACCTGACACTGGTGGCAACCTTATGACATCACCCAACCACTCCCCGGTCCACCATCTGAAACGATAGGCCACCTCTCCCCAAAAATCATCTGACCCATTCGAGAAGCTCTCAGGCATCAATACCTCAGACATCTTGCGAGCTCCTAGGAGGGACAGATGTTGTTCGAGGAAGGGTGCTCCTAGCCAACATCGGCGGTGGGTGTCCCGAAAGTGGAGAGGCACGTCATCCGGGTAGTAACCTTCCGGATCTGCGACATAAGCCGACTCATCACTCACGAACCACCCCCAGGAATCATCAAAATCAAAATTCGGTTGGTTCTTAGCAGCTCGAACCTCGTCCCGACATAGCCAATAAGTTTCTTGAGGGTCCAGGGGGAGCAACCGGGCAGCCAATCTGCGCCGGTTTTCAAGATCAACAACAACCTTTAAATGTGCCACATATACGGAGTACTTCTCATTGATAAAGTTGTTCGCCACTCTCGCTACTTGCTCTTCACTAGAGAGGTGAACCCGAATTGCTCGGTATTCCAATTTGGTGAACTCTCGATCCATAGCTCTGATAAATTCAGTGTCAACATTCTCAAACACTTTGTCAAAACCATGACCTATACTCATGACACATTTAAAGGCTTTGGTGAACTTCTCACAAACCTTCATTCTCTCCTTGACCAACTCCGGGTCGGGTGGGTTGATCTCCACCACCTGTACTTTCTCCTCTTCAGCGGCGCGGGCTTCATCAAGAGCTTCAGCTGCGGCATCGAGAGCCCCAAGGGCCTGATCTCGAGCATCATCCAAGGCTTTGGCCAGCTCCGGGGATTTATCCACATCAGCGAGGGACACGTTGTCATACACCTTAGTAGCTTTCTTTTCTTCCTTCATTTTCTCTTTTCCTTGGCTATCGACAAAAGCCCTCCATGCTTTTCGATCTCGACCGCATAGACAGGTGACGCATCCCAAAATCGGTACGGAATGGTCAAAACACATGACTATGCCTTTCTTTTTCGAAGGCGCAACGAACTTTGGATTTTTCTTGCTCCGGGCGACAGCAGCACAAGCAGAACTATGCGCGTCAGCTCCTTTGCAACAAGGAAAAAGGAATTTCTTAACAGTGAGTGGTGGGGGGGGGTCACTCACACACTCACAGAAGTTTGTCCACTCATCGCAAGCAAAACACTTGGCCCCTTTCACAAAAGGGCGAACCCCTTTCGATTTTGGGGGCCCAGGGTTTGGCTCAACACCCACCAAAAAGTCGGGACTGCTGCGAATCAAGAACATTTCCCCTAGGAAGAAAAGTGCTAACAGGAACATGTATGTCAGCATGCCTGAAGAGGGTCGAATAAAAACTACTCCCAACATGAACGCTAAGAAAAAGAAAATGTGAAAAACTGGAGACCCAAGAACAGAATCCACCGAAGGGCCGGGGTTCTTCTCCACACCCATGAGAAAGTTCGGATCATAAAGATCGGCTCCCCGGGTGTACACAGGTTTCTTTTCCAATGCGCCTTTGGGCTGCATCCGAAGCAGCTTCTTAGAATCACGGAGGTCAAAAACATCCCCCATGACTAAGTCGAGAGTAACCGGCCTCGAACCCCTGTAGAGGGTGAAACCGGCGCTGGACGGGTATCTGTCAAGGACTTTGGCATACATATCCGCTGCGAGCGTCTGGTCGGTGACTTGGTACGTGTCAACATAAGGACCAGCCGCTACAACAACTTCGATCTCTACCGGATCCTTGTTGTAATTCCAGATCATGTACGGGCTGCCCGTGACACGACCTATCCTTAACTCTCCCTGAGGAGAACGAGTGAGAAAAATCATTCTCTTGTCTCGGTAGTCAATATGTAATCTATTGACTGCACCAGCGTAACTCGCCGCACGGCCATGAACTCTAGGATCGAGCTGCAGGGCCGGCAACAAGGAAGGCTTAGGTTCCGTTGACAAAAGGGCGTAAATATCCGCCAAATTCAATTTCCTCCCATTCTTCTTGGAAGCAAATACCTGCCTGAGCCTCAGAGCTGAACGAACACTAGATTTGCTCGCACTACCCAACCCACGGAAACCAAGGCGAGCCAACTGCAACTTACGCTGCCGCCGTCTCTTTTGGGTCCTGGTCTCACCGTCCGGTGTGTTGGATAGAGCTTCGACTAATGGTACGGTCGGTCTCTGGGGCCTAGCGTAGGCCACGTAGGTGTTGATGTCACACCCACCCCCTGTTCCCGGGGCACTGCTAGGTTTTTGTGAGTTTAACAAACGTCTGCGCCTAGCTTGGCGGTCCGCAGACTTTGATGCTCTCGAAAGAGCCGCCCTCACAGGCGATGTCCCCTCGGGGACATTTACTCCGCCGTAGTCAGCAGAGTTGTATGGTTCTTG